ATAGCGAAGGAATTGGATATAAAATATTAAATGACGATGCATTTTGGAATCAATCTAAGTTTTCAAATATTTGGGCTATTCAATATGGTACTTCTAATTCATCTGATGAAGTAGAACATAGAGATGATACTCCTCACTGTAGTTATGCAGAAGCAGACCTGGGTGATTTTCAAGAATTTATTGATAGATGGAATACAGAACATGCGGCTCAACCAGAGCCAAGTCCTGAAGAAGAATAATTTTTTTAATCTTTAGCATTTCTCAAACGCAGCCAAGAAGTTAAAATATATTTTTCACCAGATAAAGGTGGGTTACCTCTATGTAAATATGGAAAAGCTGCAGGCCAAATAACTATTCTACCTTTTTTTGGTTTAACTCTCATAGCTTGATGTAAAAATTCTGTTTCTCCACCTTCTTCTACATCATTTAAATATACTGAAAAAACAAAAGCTCTAGGTTCATTATCAAAACCTTTTCCATGTTCAAGATGCCATACATGATAACCTTGTGATGGTAAAGTTTTTTGAATTTTTAAAGTTGTATAATAAAAATCAGTTAGACCATAAGCTTCATAAGCTCCTACTGTTTCTGAATAATGTTTCCAAGCTAAATCAAAATTAACCACTAGTGATTTTAAATCTTCATACCAAATGTTAACGTTAGACCCATTACAAAAAAGATGTTTATCTTGTTTATATTTAAGATCTGATTTTTCAATTTGTAATCTAGTAAAAGTGTGTTGTAATCTGTCTTGATTATCAAATAATTCAATAGCATTTTTACATTCTTCATCACTGATATATCCATCGTATATACCTATAAAGTTATTTATATTCCCGGTTTTTTCCACTATAATCTCTCTTTCATATTTTAAATAAGTAATATATAACCATTTATATGCTACAAAAATTAAATTTCAAGCCTGGCTTTAATAAACAAGATACTGAATCTGGTGCTGAAGGTCAATGGACTGATGGAGATTTTGTAAGATTTAGATATGGATTACCTGAAAAAATAGGTGGTTGGTCTCAACTTACAGCAGCATCTAAAACATTACCTGGAGCTGCTAGAAAACAACACTCTTTCACTTCTTTTGCTGGAGAAAAATATGCAGCAATTGGAACATCTCAAGGTTTATTTTTATATTATGGTAATGATCTTTTTGACATTACGCCCTTAGATACTGCTATTACTGGATGTACTTTAACAACAGTTAATGGTTCAAATGTTTTAACTGTAGACAAAGGTTCACATGGTTTAAAAGTCGGAAGATATGTAACATTATCTGGAGTAACTGTTACAGGTGCATCAGATTACACAGCAGCAGAATTAGAAGTAGTTTATGAAATTTTAACAGTTCCAACGGTAGATAAATTTACAGTGCAAGCTGTGAGAAACGAAGGAGGAGCTGGTATGACTGCAGCAGGTGCAGCGACTGTTAACCCTTATGTTGAAGTCGGACCAACTACTCAAACAAGTGGTTATGGTTGGGGAACTTATATATGGGGAGATTCTACTTGGGGCACGGAAAGAACTATTAGTGATGTAACTCTAGATGCAGGAAACTGGAGTCTAGATAACTTTGGTGAAGTTTTAGTTGCTACAATATTTAATGGTAAAACTTTTACTTGGAATTCTGGAGCGTCAGGGGCTAGAGGCATAAGAGCTTCTCAAACTACAACTAATTTTGTAACCACTTCAAACCCTACAGCTACTAGAATCTCTATTGTATCAGATAGAGATAGACATTTATTTCACCTTGGAACTGAAACAACTATAGGTGATCCTTCAACACAAGATCCTATGTTTGTAAGATTTTCAAATCAAGAAGATTTAAATACATATGCTCCCACAGCTACTAACACTGCAGGGACTTTTAGATTAGATACTGGTAATGAAATTAGAGCAGCTATACAAGGTAAAGATTATATCTTTGTATCAACTGATCTTGCAGCTTATGTAATTCAATTCGTAGGTCCACCTTTTACTTTTTCTGTTAGACAAGTTGGTACTAACTGTGGATGTATTGGTCAGCATGCTATGTCTTATGCAAATGGTGCTGTATGGTGGATGTCAGCAGAGGGTGGTTTTTTTGCTTATGATGGTACGGTTAAATCTTTGCCATCACTTGTAGAAGATTTTGTATTTAGTACAGATGGAGATAATCTGGGTGTTAATTTAAATTCAAGGGATGTTATCTATTCTTCACCTAATTCTTTATACACAGAAATAAATTGGTTTTATCCAAAAGATGGATCTGATCAAGTTGATAGATGTGTAACTTATAATTATTCAGAAAATGTTTGGACAACTTCATCTTTGGATAGAACTACATATCAAGATCAAGGAGTATTCAATGCTCCTTATGCAACTGATTATGAAGAGACAGGAACACCTGTATTTCCAGATATATTAGGTATTACAAACAAATATGGAGCGAGTATCTACTATGCTCATGAAGTAGGAACTGATCAGGTTAACAGCTCAGGTACCACTTCTATTGATGCTTTTATTAGATCTGGAGATTGGGATATTACCTCTAGACGAAGCGCCTTGGGTCAGGCAACAGGAATTGCTGATTATAGAGGTGATGGAGAATTCTTTATGTCAGTCAAAAGATTTATACCTGATTTTAAATATCAAACAGGTAATGCTCAAGTAACTTTATTTATAAGTAGTTATCCAGATGATGTAGCAGTCAGCTCACCACTTGGACCCTTTACAATAACCTCTACTACTGATAAGGTAGATACAAGAGCTAGAGGCAGATTAGTTTCTGTACAGATAGCCAACACTGCAGTGGGTGAGTCATGGAGATATGGCACACTTAGATTAGATGCACAACCAGATGGACGAAGATAATGGCAAACACTTTATTTGATTTAGCTCAAGCATATTTAAATCAAGGTATGCCTAACATCTCACCTATTTTTCAACCTAATCAACCAACGGTTGGACCTGTTCTTCCTGTAATACCAATTGATGGAGAAAAGGACGGCAGCGGTGATATCATAATTCCAACTGGATTTACTGATACTGATAATCCCAATATGATAAGAACACAAAGAGATTATGTAAATCCTTTTCCATTTAATCCTGATGACAATTTAGGAACACCTGATTATGGATATATTGAGCAAAGACAACCAGGTATTACGGGCCTATTAAAAGGAGGTGCAGATTTTTTAAAAAATTCTCTTGTAGGAAGAGGAATAACAGGATTAAAAAATATGCTTCCTGTAAATAGAAGAGGTATTTTAGAAAATGAATTATTAGGTGCTGGAGTGCAGTTAGATGATATTGGAAGAGTTGTAGGTGATATTAATACACCTGAAGGTATTATGGCTGGATACAACGCAGCTAAAATAACTGACGCAACTTTTGATAAAAGACAAAATAGAATATCAAAAACATTACAAGATAAATATGGATTAAGTGAGGAAGAAATAGAACAAGCTCTTGCGGGAAAATATACAGGACCAGTTCAAAGTGATTTAATAGGAAGAATATTTACACTAAATCAAGCTAGAGATTTATTTAATAAAAGAAATAAAATAGCTGATACAATTACTGAAAGTAGAATAGAAAAAAGAAAAGAAAAAGAAAGACAAAAACAAATAGAAAAAATTAACAAACAAGGACAAAGAGATTATAATCCTAACATACATGGATCAACTAACTATGGAAGAGATGATAGAGGTCAACAATCTTATAGCGGTGATTCCATAGGAGCAGGAAATTTAGGATTTGGTGTAGGTGCAACAACTGGTGGCCCGGTAAGTAATAGAACTGGTAGAGGAAGAACTGATTATTAATGGCAAAACTAACTAATTATATACCTGAACCAAAAGAAGAATATGATGTAGATAATCAAAGACAGATTATGGAATCTTTAAATACAATGAAACAACAACTTAATTTTTCTTTTCAACAAGATTTAAAAAACGAACAAGACGCTTTTAATTACTTTTTATCATGAGCATACAATATAAGAATGCATCTAAGATATTAGACGGAACAGCTATGACAACTGTTTTGACTATATCAACATCAGCTGTGGCTATTATAAAATCTGTATATGTATCTAATAACAGCACAGGAGCTGTGTTAGTTAATTGTGATTTAAGAGATTCATCTGCTAGCACGGATGTAGAATTTTTTAGAAAGGACATACCTGCTACAAGTACAGTTAACGCTACAGAACAGGGGTTGAATTTAGAAGCAGGAGATGCTATAAAAGCTCAAGCGGAAACAGCTAACAAACTTGAAGTAGTAGTTAGTTATGCGCTTATAAACAGAGAGAATGAAAACGGATAATATATATAAGATCGATTGTACAACTATAACAATTTATAGGAATACAAAGACAGGTGAAACTTCTAAAGAAAAAATGGAAGGTCCTGATATTGTAACTGATGTTACAGTACAAGTGTCACCTGAAGGTCTAGATGTATTTCAGAAAGTTATGAATAATGATAATACGAAACCAAAACCCTAAAGGCGGAACAGAACTACAGTTCAACTATTTGGAAGAATATGTTGATAAAAAATTATTAGATCAAGTGCAGATTACAACTTCTGTGCCAGAGAAAATTCCATTGCATCCAACTAAAGTAAATATACTTTGGCAAAAAAATTCATACGATCAACCTAACTTAGCTCCTTGGTTTGAAGATAAAAACAATCATCATAAATATGATTGGTATGTATTTAATTCTCATTGGACTTATGAAAAATTTAGAGTCATGTTTGGTTTACCATTAGAAAAATGTTTAGTAATAAAAAATGGTATAGATAAAATTCAAAAAGCTAAACCTTACGAAAAAGACAAACCTATTAGAATAATTCATCAAAACACACCTTGGAGAGGATTATCTGTTTTACTTGGTGCAATGCAATTAGTTAAGAATCCTTTAATTACTTTAGATGTCTATTCATCAACAGAAGTATATGGAAAACGTTTTTTTGAACAAAATGATCATCACTATACAGAACTTTATGATCAAGCAAAACAATTACCTAATGTAAATTATTTAGGATATCGACCTAACAGTTACATTAAGGATAACATGCATAAATACAATATGTATGTGTATCCAAGTATTTTTGAAGAAACATCTTGTATATCTTTATTAGAGTGTATGGCTGGTGGTTTATATTGTGTTACAACAAATCTTGGTGCTTTGTTTGAAACAGGTGCAGAGTTTCCTATGTATATTCCTTTTGATAATAATTTAAAAAGACTGTCAATAAAATTTGCTTCTGCAATAGATGCTTCAGCAAATATATTGCATGAAAAAACTATACATCAACATTTAGAAACTCAATCTAATTATGTTCATGCTTATTACAATTGGAATAAAATAGGTACGTCATGGACAAGATTTCTAACAGGAGCAATAAATGTCAAATCCCAATAAACCTATATGGTTTAACGATAATAAAAAAACAGAAGCTAACGAAGACACTTATCAAACTATTAAAACTAATACAGTTGAAGGTGATACTAACGTTATTGAAATAAATGTAGGTGGTAAAGATGGTAAGTCTCCATATAAAATAATGGTGTGTACTCCTTGTCATAGTGATGTAACCATGCATTATTGTCAAGCTGTTTTAAAATTTCAAATGGAATGTTTGCAAAGAAATATATTAGTTAGCTTTACTTTGTTAAAATCTTCTCTAGTCACACAAGGTAGAAATTTAAGTGCAGCTGAAATGTTAAATCATAAAGACAAATATACACATTTATTATTCATAGATTCAGATATTGATTTTGAATTTTCTACTATTGAAAAAATGTTAAAAGCTGACAAAGATGTTATTGCATGTCCTTATCCAATGAAGATGATGGATTGGGATAAAATATGGAGAAGAGTTAATAATAAAGAAGACGCAATTACATCTGCAGAAGATATGTCAAGAGCAGGTTTTACTTATCCTATTAAGGTAGAAGATCAACATAACATTGTAGCTGAAAAAGGTATTATAGAAGTAACTCATGCTCCTACAGGATGTATGTTAATCAAAAGAAAAGTATTAGAAGATATGATTAAAAATCACCCTGAATTAGAAATAATTCAACCTACTTTTATTAATGGTAAAGAAGATAAGAAACAAAATTTTTTTAATTTATTTGATACTTGGCATGACCTTAAGACTAAAAGATACTTTGGAGAGGACTTTGGTTTCTGTCAAAAATGGCGAGACATGGGTGGTAAAGTACACATATATGTAATGGATACAATTACACACGTTGGAGAGTTCTTATATCGTGGCAGGTTTTTTGATGATTTATACCAAGGTACACGACCTGCAAAGAATGCCAAACCGCTTGACGAAGATAAAAAAATCAAATAAAGTATAGTATTTTCAGGATATCTACGCCTGCTCAACAGTATAAATATATTTAAATTATGGCAATATCAAGAATGCAAGAACCCAGACAATTATACGGACTAGGAAGTTTCGTTAAATCAATAGGTAAAACAGTTAAAAAGATTGTTAAGTCACCTGTTGGTAAAGGACTTTTATTAGCTGGTGGATTAGGACTAGCAGGGATGGGACCTTTTTCTGGTTTAGCTAGAACTGGAGTTGGTCAAGCATTATTTGGTGGAGCTACTAAATTTTTACCTGGTGCTACAGCAGCAATGAAAGGCGCTGCTACTACAAGTCCAGGTCTTTTTGGTATTGCAAAAAACTTTCTTGGAACCACTGCTGGAAAAATTACTGCAGGAACAATAGGAACTATTTTAGCTACTCAAGGTATGAGTCCAGATGAAATAGAAGAAACTAAAAGAGATCCTGATAAATTAAAAATTTATTTAAGAGATTATTTTAGTAAAACAAATCCAGACGCATCTGATGATGAAGTAGAACAGTTTGTAGAAACAAATGTATCTGAGTATGCTATAGGTGGTAGAGTTGGTTTGGAATCTGGTACACCTAAAAAAGGATTAGAGTCTATATCAATAAAGGATTTACCTGTAATAAAAGGTCCTTACATAATTAAATATGATGAAGATGGTAATCCTATAAAATTTCCTAAACCAAAAGGGGAGCCACACAGAATTCAATATGATGAAGAAGGTAATATTAAAAACTTACCAAAACGTGTTTTATTAAGAAACAAATCAGCCATGGGTGGTTTACAAAGTATGCCTATGGGTCAAATGAGAATGAATAAAGCTGGTACTATAGAACGAGACTATAGAGAGACTGGTGGATTTGTACCAGTTGGTATAAAAGAAAAAGCAGACGACGTACCTGCTATGTTAAGTAAA